AGACCTTCGACCGGTCGCAAACCGCATGGCCGCCGAACCGGTCCAAGGAAGGGGCTTTCGTCTGGATAGGCGGCAACACCAGATCGCCGACCTTTAACTGACCGTAGCCACCGTGGTAATAGGTCACGCGCGCCTCCATATCCAAACCAGCCAGGAAAGACGCTTCTTCCAACGGAGGAAGGTGGCGTAGTCCTTTAAGTCCTGCATACGCTGGTCGTGCTCGTCGAGGCGACGGAGGGTTTCGGGTCTGGCGTGTTGGTATTTCTGGCGATGGAGTTCCGCGGATTTCATACCTCATCCTCCCCATACTTCGTCCCGCAGAAGGGGCAGTACGTGGCAGCGAGCGGGACGGCCTTCGCACCGCGCTTCTTGACGTGGATCTGCTTTTCGATTTTAACGCGAGCTTCTGGCTTGCCGCCGAGGCTCATCATCCAGACCAACTCGGTATTGTGCTTTTCCCGAAGGTCTTTGTTCACGGTTTCGATGCATTTGCAGGTCATATTGCCACCTCAAGCTCTTTCACAACGCGAAGAACCTCGTTCGCCTGCTCAATGCTGCTGATGTCTGCAGTGTGATATTCCTCGACGCCGATAACGTGGGCGATCATGGAATAAAGCTCGCTTCGAGCACGGCGTCCTGACTTCCAGATTGGATCAAGGATGCGATGAATATGACGGCGCGCTTCCTTGATTTCCGGCGTCGGAATACAGCCAAGCGGGCGCGTCCTGTTGCTGGTCTTATGATGACAGCCGACGAAATTGCCGCAGGCATCGCATTTCCAGAACGGAAGCTCCCAAAGGTCTGGGCGGCGATGATAGATTTCCTTGCCGTCGGTCAGGCGAGCAGATACGTCGACCTGGCAGCCGCAGCAGAAGAGGGACCGCGTTTTGCTCATGCCGCACCTGCCTTCCAGGCAGTTCCTTGTCGTTCGCCATGTCCTTCGAAGAAGCCGAAGCGCTCTTCAGCCTGCTTCCGTGCTGCGGCCGCTTCTTCAAATTCCTTGAAGGTTCCAAGATGCTGATCTCGACCATTCGCGAAAATTCGAGCCTTAAATGTCCCGGATTTCGTGACATAGATGCCAGAGCGGCCGGATGTGTTGTCCGATCGCAATCCTCTATTGCGGCTGTTCTCGGCCTTGGAAACAGGCCTCAAATTGTGGATCCGATTGTTGCGCCTGTCACCATCAATATGATCCAGAAAATCTGGAACCGGATCGCCGTTGATGATTGCCCATGCCACTCGATGAGCTGAATGAAATCGTCCGAAGATCGAGGCACGAAGATAATTGCCATAGTCGAAATGCACAAATGCAGGCCGGCCGGCATATCTGGCATTCCAAGATCTGATCGCGCGCCCTGACCCGTGCTTTTCGGTGCGTTCTTTCCAAATGAAATTGCCGGTATCGGGATTATAGTCGAGAAGCTCTCGCAGGATTTCAGCAGACACGATCATGCGGCCTCTCCCATAACTTCCTCGGGTGAAATTCCGTATGCCTCAGCGATGAAACGTTGGGCGCGGGCCAGAAAGCCGGTAAATTCGTCTTCCGACATGGCCGAAAACGAGATGCTGCGCGGAACGACGAACGGCATGCCTTTGACGAGCATGGGCGTGACGTAGCCTGTGTTCAGCTTAACAAGAGAGTGGAGGCTTTCGGCGTTTGGGGCCGCCTCCGTAGCCGCCACGACGGCATGAAGGAATTTCCAGTACCAGCGCAACCTTTCCGGAACGCGCCCGGTGCGAAGATCAACCCGGATACGCTGTCCGTCAGGAAATTGGCGGATCAAGTCGCGGTCCATTTCCATTTCGCCTATTAGGCGGTCGCCGGTACGGACGACGTAAATCGGTGGGTTTTCGGAAGGTTTCTTCGCCATGTTTGATTAACCCGCCATCAACAGCGCTGCAGTCTCGTCGACCGGCTGCGGTTCATACCGACGCCGCAACTCGACGACCTTGCCGCGTACTTCGTTGAGGAAGACAATCACCTCGCGCTCAAGCTCGGCTATCATGGCGTCGTCGCGCTCGACACGACGGCAGAAAAAGCGCATGGATTCAGGCATGCGTGGATCATAGCTGACAAAATCAACCCATTGGCGTCCGGTGCATGTCATCTGCCACATCATTTGTGTGATGTATTTTCCCGGAACAGATCCGCCGAGAAGCGTTTCAATGTGGGTTGCAGTTGTCGGACATTTTATCTCCAGCAGCCCATCCTTGCCGACCAGGCCGTCAGGAGAAGCACCCGTATCTCCGATCGTGGGATGAGGGACAAATCCGATCTGCTCGACGGAGGCAACGCAATTGAACTCATATGCGGCGCGCGCTTCCGGTTCCGTTTCTGTGCCCCACATCATGGCAGCGTTCGTGAAGCCTTCGGTTGGTAGACCGGTCAGACGCTCGGTGATGATCTGGGCCATATAATTGGCACGAGTGGCAGCGTATCCGGTCTTGGTCTTCGCGATGACATCGGCGACGCGAGACGCCGTGACGCGTCCTAGCCGGATCTGATGCCATTCTGCGGTACCTTGGACTATTTCTTCCATGATCAAGCCTCCAATGATTTCAGGTGGAAATAGACGCGACGGCAGCCGATGACGTCGACCATCGCATCATGCGCGCCATCAAGCTCTTCGTCGAAGAAATGCCGAATGCATTCTTCAAGCTTCGGTGCCTTCGGCTTATTGAAGCCGGCGGCTAGCATGCGTTCGGTCGGCGGAAGATTGAGGATCGGCGTCGCGGCTTCCATCGTGCAGAACAAAGGCTTGCGCAGCGGCATGACGCGCTCATAGTGCCGTGCGATTGCCGCCTCGACGACGCCACGGTCAAATTTGATGTGGTGAGCACATACCAGATCTGCGCGCTGATAAAGATGCGTGAAGGCCGAAAGCGCGAATTCCGCGCTGACGCCGAACTGAACGGCGCGCTCCGGCGTGATGCCGTGAACATTTGATGCCTGAACCGGGATATCGACGCCATTGTCGACGATGAAGGAAAACCCACTGATCGTCTTTCCATCGTCTTCGCAAAGCTCGGCGGCAAGCTGTACGATATAAGGCTGCTCCGGATGATCAACCGGCAAGCGGTCTTGGAAAAAGCCGGTCGTTTCGGTGTCGAAGAACAAAATCACTTTTGCTCTCCTTTGCGCTCGGCGATGACAGTGATGCGACGACGCAGAGAGCCGATAACCTCGGCATACTTCGATGATGGAATGTCGGTGATTGCCTCGACCTTCCAGTGATCACAGAACTGATCAATTTCCAGCTCTGCCTTGACGATCAGGTCGCGGATGACGGAAATCTTCGCCTCGGTAATTGGCTCATCTTCTGCCTGAGGCGTGGGAACGCGGTTGCCGTCCCGATCATCGCCAGTCGAGATATTGAAGAGCATGCAAAGCAGGTAGCGACGGCCATAGGTGGCCGTGCTGCCGAACGCCTGCGTCCCGGTCTTGTTGATGCCGCCCTTCGCGCCCGCGCCATCAACTGGAATGGCACCGATACCGTTGCGGACATAGCCTCCAGCGTGGGAGATTTCCCACTTGATCAGCAGTTCGCCAATCTCGTTGTAGCCATCGGGCTGGAACGAGACGCCAAAACCATGGGCGTAGATGATCGGCATGGCCTGATCTTCGATCGCGGCAAGATCGGCATAATTCGAATTGGTGTGGCTGTTGCGCCTGTTCTTCGTGACGACCGGCAATTCCTTCTGGCAGGCCGACATCGCTGCGAAATAGGCAGTCTTTGCCTCATATTCGCGATCCTCGCGAAGCTGGTCGCGCTGGCGGTCTTCCATCCGCTCCTTCATCGCGAGCATTTGTTCAAGCCGTTCGATCGGGATATTCGGATCCATGGCGATACGCTCGATCATCGAAATCATCGGTGCATCATTGGCCGGGATGAGCTTGGATTCCTGCTGCTCTTCGTGCTTTACCAGCGCGCTCATGACATTCTCCTCAATATTGAAGGGTGACGTTCGGGACCAAGCCGCAAACGAGATGGATGACGATGGCCTGCGCCTGCTCTTCAGTGATTTTGGAGCACTTGACCAACTCGGCGACGATGGAGTTGTTGATGGCCTTCTTATGTTCCTTGTTCGCATCGCGGCGGCGCTGTGCCGCTGCTTCGGCTTCCTGCTCGTCGGCTATGCGCTTCTTCTCGGCAGCCGCTTGGCGTTCGGTTTCAGCCTTGGCGTCGGCAATATCGCGTTCGGCCTGGGCCTTTGCTTCTTCGGCACGGCGCTCAGCATCCGCAACGGCCTGCGCGGCGTCACGTGTTGCCTTGCCAGCCGCGTCCTTCGCCGCCTGAGCAATATCAGCTTGCCGCTTTTCCTCGGCTATGCGTTCGTTCTCGACACGCTGCGCTTCAATCCGCTTGGCTTCTTCGGCGGCAGCAAGTTCGGCCTTTTCCTGCTCAAGCTTGGCTTTGGCGGCGCGAAGCTCTTCCAGTTCGCGGGCGTCAGCTTCGGATTTCTCGGCAGCAACAATCAACCGGGCGAGAGCGGCGGAAGCATCTTCCTTGGCAAGGGCGGCGCGGTCCTCGAATTCCTCCCATGACGCATCGACGATGGTCAGTTCGACCGTCAGAGCAGCTTCGCGAAGCTCGGCCGATGTGTGACCAGACGGAGTCGAGATCATCCCTAGCAATGCATCGAGCGCTGCCTGATGCTTCTTGACGCGCGCTTCTTCCGCATTTTCCCAGTCCGTCAGCGGCTTGCGGAATTTTGTCTGCAATGCGACAAGGCGTTCGTCGATCTTGTTCCGGGTGGCATCGACCTTCTTCTTATTCAGGCGCCATTCCTCGGTCAGGGCAAAACCCTGCCTATCGAGCGCGGCCTTGGTCTTGGCGATCTTGTGGGCGAGGGACTTGATTTCGTCCCGACCCTTCTTCGTCGAGACATCGTGCTTATGCTCATTGACCTTTTGCAGGATCGCGTCATAAAGCTTGTTGAACTCGGCTTCATCGGTGAACGTCTTGACGTTCGGAACCGCCGGAAGAGAAATAATCAGGTCGGTCGCGGCGGTCGTTTCAATTACTTGGTCCATTGGACTGATGCCTCCTGATTATCGAGAAGCTGAATCTTGATGACGTGATCCGCCCTAGACAAAGCCCCGTAGACACAGATGGAAATGAAGACGGAAGCGAGAATAACGACGTAGAATTGATCTCTCGCAGCCCACGGGGTGACCGGGGTTTGGGTTAAATCGATCTGCTTCGGAGGTGCGGCGGCGCATTCGCCTGGGCACCAGCATTCGTGCAGATCTCTGAGGTCACAGCGTTCCATCACAGCACCTCGACCGGTTTACCGTTTCGGAGCGTATAGAAGGTATTCGGCTTGATACCGTCTTTGCCGGCGATGCCAGCCCATACGGCGACAATGGGACCGTTCCATTCGGTACGCTCAACGAGGAAGAGGGCGTTGCCTTCAACGCCGCTCACTTTTCCTTCGAAACCGGAAGACATGGCCGCGCCCTGATCGCCGGTGGCGGATGCCGCGCCCTGATAGCCGGTGGCGGATGCCGCGCCCTGATAGCCGGTGGCGGATGCCGCGCCCTGATAGCCGGTGGCATGACCACCTTCTTCGATCGTTGCCCGATCTGTGACCCACTTCACGGCTTCCTTGACGAGATCGCTCATGCCGATCTGCGCGCCGACCTTGAGGATTTCGGCCGCCGTCTTTTCGTCATCATCGGTATGCATCGTGCCGGAAAGCTCAACACGATGATAAATAGAACCGGCAGGCGCATAGTATTTGAAGACTGCCAGCGGATGACCGGTAACGGCGTGGAAGCCGCTTTCGCAAGCCTCAACCTTACCGTCATGCTTTTCGGTGCGGCCGACTTTGAACTGATATCCGCGGCACTTCAGGCCAGCATCAAAGCCCTTGATCGCAAGGACTGCCGGCTGCTCTGCGATAACGACTTCCTCTGTCTGCTTTGGCTTCTTGGCCATGAAAATGCCCCTCTGGGTTCGTAAATTGAATGATGTTGCTATTCAGCCGCTTGAGCTGAGACGCCGCCAAGCGGGGCAAGTTCGGGGATGAGAAACATCGGCATACCGTGACGACGGCGAAGGGCCGGAACGAAGTCTGAGACAAGACCGGAAACGGCGTCCGTCCATTCCAGAGCCGCATGCTTGCCGTGAACGGTCTTGTCGTCTTCGATCTGCTTCACGATCTCGGTGAAGAGGAAATCGTCGATGACGTGAGCGCTGTTGATCCGGCTCGGGCGCTTCAACGTTGTCTTGCCGATCTTCAATGAGGCGACATAAAAATAGCTGTCGTCTTCGCAATCGCTTTCGAGGATGGCGGTTCCCTGAATGAGGATGTCATCGCCATAGCCGGGAAGTTTCATTTCGGAGAAATCATATTCGAGGGTGGTCATTGAATTATCTCCATTTTCCTAGCCAATGGCTTTGCCATCCGGCGCATACGGGTCTGATCTGCGATTGCATCGTTTGATGCTTGAGATTTTGTCTCTCCAGTCCCCTTGCAGACGTAGCAGCGGGCATAGCCGAAGCTCTCGGTCGGGAAGGAAATCCGGGTGAGGGTCTTGCCGGTTCCAGCGCAGAGATTGCAGGTGGAGAGCGTTGCCATCACGCACCGGCCTTCCGAGCGGAAATCATTGCGTCGGCAAAATCGAAGGCCTGTCGAGATACGATCTCAGCCCTAGAAATCCCCCCTCTTCCGCCAAACCAAGCTCGAAGCTCATATTCAGGAGCATTGCCGGTGCAGATCGCGGGATTGGAAAGAGCCTTTCCGGCATACCACTCGCGAAGGCTCATGCCGGTAGCCCATCCGCTGTAA